AGCAGGTATGGGTAGTTCTTAACGTTGTCCTCGGACCACATCACCTGGTGGCCCGCGACCTGCTCAGGGAACAAGATAGGCTTAGACACGGACGACAGCGCAGAGATTTCGGCCAGCTTCGATAGCTGCATATTTTTGAGCCGTTGCGCGTCCTTCGCCAGGCGCACGTGGCCCATGAACCGTTCAATGTTGTCAATATACCAACGCTTCCCGTACACAGGCACGATCGGGATATGCTTGCCCGCGATAAAACCGCAGTCTTCGAGCACTCCGCCGCCGCTCAAGATCCACTTGTGGACCCGCTGGCGCTTGACACGCTTCTGGCGCACCTTCACCGACCCGATGGCGTCCAGCTCGGCCAACTTCTCTTCGGTGAGCTCCGAGTCAGCGTAGCGTTCTTCCTCGCCGCCCAGATCGCGGTAAACGTGGATCAACTCAGCTTTTTCTTCAACCTTGTAATATTCGCACACATACACAATATCCGGCGTGAGCCAGTCAAATTCGGTGCGCTCAATGTTTTTCTGCCACGATGCCGGCGATTCCTTGTACTGCGCCTCGTAAGCCGCTGGCGTCATCGCCGTGAGCACATACGCTGATTTCGCGTCTGCCTTGTCCTGGCGCTTGGCGTTTAGGTCAAAGAACACGCTTGAATCAGCGTCAAAGATCGGCTCGATCCTGATCCGTTGCTTTTCGTCTTCCTCGTCAGCCTCATCCTCATAAACGGTACGCAAACGCCAGGCACCGAACCCGCCGCCGACAGCCTCCTCAAACGCATTGTCGTAAGCCTCCTCGGCTCCACTGTCCTGCTCGTCAGCGCGATACAGGTCGTCGCATGTGTCGGCCAGCTTGTCGTACTCGTCGCCAGTTTTGGAGATAAAATCGACCGTGATTCGGTTCGCCCGATATTCGTTGATGATTCGGATAACCGAGAGGTGAATCTTGTTCACCTCCATCTTAGGGCGGTTCTCAAACTGCTCAGTCAGAGGGCCTTCCCATTGAGCGCCAGCAATCGAATAGAACCGCCGGTCGTCCAGCGCCTGTAGCCGCTCGTTTCGAACCGCTGAGTTGATATTGTCAAACTCGACCAGCGCCTCGTAGTGAACCGCGTTCCATCGCTCTGATTTCGTCATTGCCATTGGTTCAGCGTCTCGCGTAGGGACTGTTGACAGCGATAGGTGCTACAAATGTAGGCCGGACTATGTTCGCCCGCCTAGCGCCCTCGCAGGCATACCTGAGCGCGTCTATGATATGATTGTTTTTATCTTCTAGCAAGGGGAGCACCAGCTGCGTGAGCGGATCGGTCTTGTAGCTGTACATCGTGAGTTCGTCGATGGTGTGACGGCAACGCGGATGCACCACGATATCAAACGATTTGAGCCATTCGATCCCGTCTTCAATGGACTTCGGACCCTTGACCGCAGCCTGGATCTTTGGGAACCCGTGTTGCCTCATATGGCTGATCGTCTCAGGTCTGGCGCTGTCAGCCGTGATCGGCCACTTCTCAGCGCCTGGCACTGACATAAACAGGCTGGGCAGATCCATGATCTCGCAGCCAACCATGTGCGCTTCGTAGTCGATGTACAGTTTACGCCCGACGATGTGACAACGGACCAGGACGGACGGATCGCTAGCGAAGCCCCAGTCCGCGCCCAGCCTGAACAGCGCGTCAGCCGGTGCGTCAAATTCCTCAACGGTCCAGTTTTTGAACACGCGGGATTCTGAGTTCCGCAGATAGCCGCCCATCCAAACGTGATTGTATTTCTCAGGGTCACGGCTCAGATCGTAAGCCGCCTCTTTCTGGAGCACGTCAGGGAACCATGGATTGTCGGTGTAGTTAACCGTTTGCAGCCGCGAATCAGGCGGCAGATCATCCCGGCCAAACATCTCCTCGATGGGATCGGATTCGTGCTTCGGATTCCATGTAAATATGATCTGCGAGCCAGGCTTACGGATCGTGGGGATCAGCGTCTCAAGCGAGGTCTTGGACACGCTCTGGGCCTCTTCGACCCAGCATATGTCAATCCCTTCCATTGACTTGATCGAGTCGATGTTGTGCCGCAGACCAGCGAACAGGAACAGCGAGCCGTTCGCGCCTCTGACCTCGGTCTCCAGCGAATTGTAAAACGATGTTAGACCGATCCGCTCCGCGTCATCGTCGAGCAGCCGCTTAGACGAATCACGGATGGATTTCTGGATCTCACGGACGCACAAGATCCGAAGCGGTTTCGCCGCAGCCCGCAGATTCAGCGCCGTGGCAACCGATCGGGACTTGCCCGAACCGCGACCGCCTTTGACCGCGATGTACCTAGCCGATTCGTCGAACAGGATCTCGGACCATTTAGGGAGTTGGATTGTCAAACAGGGTTTCCGCTGTCTACGAATTCGATCTTCAGGCTATGATTAACCGGCCCACCGTTAGCGCCCGTAACCTCTTGATGCTTTGATTCACGCCAGTCAGCGGGGAACCTCGCGGCCATTGAGCGCGACCAGATTGAGGCGTCAATCGACTTAGATTTCATGCCGTCGTAACCCAATTCCTCCCAATGCGCTTGAGCATGAGCGCGGGATTTTTCCATGGCGTCAAGAAAGTCTGGATGATGATCGCACCATGAGTGCAGCGTTTGCTTCGTGGAATCGAGTTCCGAAGCGATTTGCACCAACGATTTCCCCAGCTTGCCAAGCTCAATCACCCGCTCGCAATACTCGGCGCGATACGTTGTAGGACGACCGAAAACGTAGCCTGCGGGTTTGTCGCTCATTTCTTTTTTGCCGTCTTGATATCATTGGAATGAACCAGCTTCTTAGAAGCCTGGCTGTGTTCTTTGCCTGTGTACAGCGCCGCACCCATCTTGTGAGTGCCGCCCTTCCACTCTGTCCCGTTTGGGAGATAGTGTTTGACGCCCTTCACTTCTTTGGCTTCGCCGGCTTAGCAGTCTTAGCGGCCTGCTTGAACGCCTTAGCCGTCGGTGCGCCTTTGGTGCCAGGCTTGCGCATGGTTTCATCTGAGCCAGCGGCGATGCGGGCTTTCTTGGCCGCGATATTCGCATAGAGACCAGGTTTCATATCAGCACTTCCACCTCTTCAAAGCTGCCTTGGCACGTTCGCCGTCTTTTGCCTTCGCCGCCACCGCGCCCATTCTCGCACAGAAGCTAGCCTTGCGGCTTTTGTCTGCTTCCGTCTTCGGATTAGGCGCTGGGGCCTTCAAATTAGACCCTGTGGCTGCGTTGTATTTGGCACGACCCTTGGCAGTCAATCCCGCGCCCTGCTTAACCGATAGCTTCTCGCCTCGGCTGACAGACAGGGATACGGAATTTTTTGCCATGAGTTGCCCCTAGATTGTTGGCGTAGAATACACGATCACACCATCGCCGTCAAAACGATTAACACCGCGACGATTGCCGCCAGACCGCCGACGACGGCTGCGAGTTCTAAAATAGCTCGGATCATATCATAGCCTCCTGTTTTGGTTGTTCTGGTTTAGGTTCATCGAACAGACGGGGTTGCTTGTAAGCCTGCTCAATCCGACGACACGCAATGTCGAAGTACGATTGTTCTAATTCAATACCGATAAATTTTCGGTTAAGATTGACGCAGGCTACGCCTGTGGTGCCGGAACCCATGAAGGGGTCTAGGATTAATCCAGAAACCTTTGAAACAGACCAAGCCATAACTTTAACCGGTTTTTGGGTTGGATGCTCTCTGCCCTGCTCTGATCTTGGGCAGTCAATTACACGAACAACCTTATCTAAATTTGTCCAAGCTAATTCGGCTTCTGCCAATGAAAAGTTTCTTTCCGGCTTATTCCAAACAAGCCAACATCTTGACGGCGGAAGATCAAAATAATTTCCACCCCAAATTATTTGATGGTCACTCATTTCCCGTAAAACGTTGAATAAATTTTTATCTGGCGCTACGTCGTCCCAATCATTGCGGATTATGGCTTCAGACCTAGCCTTTCCCCAACCTTTTCCAGAACCGCCCTTCCACAAATGAGCAATCCCATAAGGCGGATCAGTAACCACCGCATCCACCTTGCCCAGCGTTGGCAGGATCTCGCGGCAGTCGCCGTGATACAGCGTCGCGTCGCCTATCGTTTCAAT